AAAGAATCATATGAAAAATCTTCATAAATTGGATTTAGAGCAGTTGCATTAAATTCATCATCAAGGTTGAAGTTAATTGGAAACTCCATAATACTTAAGTAGTTGTTTAGACTCTTGTTTATAATTGGTAAATATTTCTTGATTATTGATGTCTTTGCTCCATTATCCTTAAGTAACGTATGAATGAATTCATAGTTCATTAAATCTTCAGTTTTTTTAGTAATATCCTCAAATACTACTTCTAATTGTTCTTTTAGTTTATCTAAATTTTCATATTCAATATTTAAATCTACACTTCTATCATTAAGTTTTTGAATTTCTTTTTGGATTTGAGTTCTTTGTGATTCTAATTGAGATAACTTAAAATTATTTTCGGAGATTTTTTGATTTAATTTTGAGATAGAATCTAGTATATCTGAAAAATACTTTTCCCTATCTTTTTCAACTAATAAAGTTTTTTCCAACTCTTTAGTTCCACTTTGTAGTTCTTCAATTTTAGTTGTAAGTGTTCTTACTTTAGAATCCCTAAAGGGTTCATCTAACTTTTGAGTACAGGTTGGGCAAACATCGTTTTCCAAAAAGAAACTTTTATCTTCAATTACCTGAGATATTTTTTGATTTAGTTTAACCATTAATATCTCTGCTTTTTTAATTTTCTCAGAAATTCCCGAACCATCCTTTACTTTTGGAGTTAACTTATCAATATCTTTTGATATGTTTTCAGTATCAATTAATAATTCTTTGATTTGATTTTCAAGAATTAAATTACTTTTAGTTTTTTCATCTATATCTATAGAATTTCTCTTCTTAAGTTCACTAATTAAAGTGTTTTGAGATTCAATTTTATCCTTTATATTTTGCTTTTTATATTCATATTCTCTTATTTCTTCCCTTAATGTTTTTATATTTACTTTTGTAATATCATTCATTGATGAGAATATTTTAATATCTAATATATCTTCAACAACTTCTCTTCGATTTGAAGATGCCAATTGCATAAAAGGAATAAAATTAGTAGATCCTAAAATTACTATTTGAGTGAATGATTTATAATTTAACTTTAATATATTTTGCTCTAGATATTTTTGCTGATCATTTATAGATGATAGTTGATCTAATACTTTTCCATTTTTTATAATTTCAAATCTAGACGGTTTTATTCCTCTTATAATTTTATAAGAGTCATTGAGAACAAAAAAATCAATCTCAACCAAACACTCCTTTTCATTTATTGTGTTTACTAATTGATTTTTGTTAATTTTTCTAAATGGTTTGTTAAACAAAACAAAGGTAAGTGCATCCAATAGTGTGCTTTTTCCTGCTCCATTTTGCCCAACAATCAGTGTCGAATTGCACTCTAAGAAGTTTATCTCTGTCCAATAATTACCAGAAGAAAGAAAATTTTTATATTTTATTTTGGTAAACTTTATCATATTCTTGAGGTATTATTAATTCATTTGGAGTAATTATAACATATTCGTAATTATATTGCTCACATGCTGCCAACATTAGGTCATCATCAACCTCTGTAACTACCATTGATGGATATTCCAATTCATCAAGCATTAAGATATATCTTTCTGCATCGTCATGCTCTTCAAAAATAAGAATAGAATTATTTCCAGTTTCAGTTTGTATTGAAAATGCACCTTCGTCTGGATTATTTTGCAATGTGAGTATATACATCTATTACACTTGGTATGAATTTTGATAGATCTGAGTTATCAATCTTTTAATCTTATCTCTATTTAAGCTAGTTTCAGATTCATCAACATACTTTTCAAGTAGAGTTAGTGTATTTTCACTACTATCACACTCAACATTAACATCTGTAAGTAATGTTTGTACGGTTTCTACCACTTTTATATCATGTGGAGAAAAACTAACTAATTTATCAAAGAAATTTTCATACTTTTTAATGTCTACTTTATTCTTAATAATAACCTTTAGAATCTTATCAGTATATTCAGAAAAATTATAGTCTTCATTATCTTCATCATACTCAACAATTTCAAATAATCTATAAGGATTATTGATATGAGTATGACTTAAAGTTTCAGTATCAAAAATAGTAAATCCTCTTAGGTCATTATGATCGGTCCAAAACATTTCATATGGATTTCCAAGATAATATACTTTTCCATTATTAGATCGAGTATGATAATGTCCAGAAAATACCTTATTAAATTTATTAAAAATATCTGGATTATATCCATGATCACTTACCATTTTAGAATTAACTTTAAATCCATTTAATTCTAAATGACCCATAACGACAGATGATGAACTTTTTGAAATTAGTTCATTAACTTCATCTTGATTTTCACTAGTTATCCAAGGAACCATTAATATTGATAAATTATCAATTTTTATTTCCTGTGGATTTGAGATAGTAGTTATATTTGAATAATTCGATAATAGGTAATCTGGGGAATTTAAAATGTTTGTATTTTTATAATAGATGTCATGATTTCCAATTATTTTATATAAAGATATACCAAGATTTAAGTATTTGTCATATACATTTTCCTTTGCCCACCTTAAAGACCAATAATCAATTCCTTTTCGACTATCAAAAGAATCTCCAAGATGTATTACTGTTTTTATTTTATTTTTCTTTAAATATGGAAAAAATATATTAGAATAAAACTTCTCAAAATAATCGTGGAAAATCTTATTTCCTTTTTTAAATCCATAATGTGTATCAGTAATTATAGCTATTTTCATAGTTTAATTGAATCTATAATTAATACCATCCTTAATACTATTCATTTCCCCGTATTCATATCCAACATCAGAACTATCTGCTGTAAATACTTCATCAAATCCAGATCTTTCAATTATTTTGGTTTTGATTTCAAGTTGTTTTTTCTCTTTAGCAATTCTCCGTAAAAATGCATAATATATGACTTGAGTAAAATAAGCAAAAGGATTTTTTTTGGTCACATCAAAGTTATGAATATATTGCACACAATTTTCTATGCCATCACAAATCATGTCATCTTTGAACATATAGTTGACAAAATTTGGTTTGTATGACAAGTGAGTTGCAATCTTTAAAAAACATTCACCAATATAATTAGGAATTTTTGGTTTTGGTAGATTATTTTCTTTAGCATTATCTACCATTTTTTTATATTCAATCAATGCTGTATGAAAGTCTTTATTGCTTACATAGTGTTCAGATCTTTTTCTTTCCCTTGACATGTGTATAACACTCATTTTTTCTCTTATATATGTAAGTTAACTATAGCACCATAAAGAATATTCCACAACTTGACATGCAACCTATAATATGACTATAATCACTCTGTTAGGTTTGAAGATAATTAATATCTAAGTATTATAGATCTTTTCTAGAAGACTTCTTGCTTCATCTACCTTAGATAATAATCCCATTTCTTTAGTAACTTCTACCTTAGAAGTATTTTTAGTGAATTTTTGATATATTGAAATTATTTCTGGTTTATTTACTTCGGTTATAGTAATCACATTTTTCATTTCTATAATATGCATTTCATCATCTGAAATGTTTATCCAAGGTGATACTTTATATCCTACTATTTTAGAAGATTTACTTTGTATAGGAATTATTATTACTGGATTATCTAATAGTAAAAATGTTTTTTCTTCTTCAAAGAAGGGACAAACAGAGCAGAATATCTCTTCTCCAGATACTAATTTAATAGTAGCATAAAAATCGTCTTCCATTATTTTTTAAAATTTATAGTTAAAATTTCGTAGTTAAAATTCTCTTCATTGTAGATTTTAATTCTTTCTATCAAATGATTTAAAGTATAATTCTTTTTTGATTGATATTTAATTTCATCTGCAATATCATATAAAGTAGCAGAAACCTTTTCTTTCCCTTTTCTTAGGACTCTTCCAATACTTTGAAGATTTCTTATCCTAGATTTACTAGGTGATGCAAAGATAATATTGTGTAAATTTTTAATGTTGATACCTGTACTGAATGTTCCATATGATGCAACAATGATTGCATTGGTTTCTGTTTCTGCAATTTGTCTTACAAATTCTCTTTCTT